ATTATGCTGGGCAGATTGGTGATGATCCCCTGGATAAGGGATATAATAAGCTGTACACCGGCCTGAATGATTGTTGGCAGCATCGCCACAATCCCCTGAATCAGGGAAAGAATCATTTCGGTGCCAGAGGATATTACTGTTCCCAAATTTGCCATAATCCCCTGAACCAATGCCAGAATAAGATCAATTCCGGCTTGAATTATTACGGGAATCATAGAAAGGATACCCTGCAATAATCCCATGACGAGCTGTATGGCGGATTCTATGATTAAAGGCAAGCTGGAAATCAATCCACTCACCAAAGTCTGTATGAGTTCTGTAGCTGTCCGGACAATCTCCGGAATTCTCTGTGCGATGCTTTGTTCAAAAGCGGCAAAAGACTGTGCGCCAGCACTAATAATCTCCGGAAGCTGCTTGATCATACTCTTTGCAAAGCTTAGAATCAGGTCTACCGCTAAAATCAGCACCTTGGGAATCAGTTTTACCAGTCCCTTTATAAATGCTGCTATGGTCTCCGATGCTGCTGATGCAATGGCAGGCCCACTATCGGATATTTCACTAATAAAGCTGTCAATGAGATTCATTGCCATCTCAATCAGCTTAGGGGCATATTCGGCGATCTTAGTAACCACCGTAGAAAGGCAGTTGCCAACTTCGCCTACCATCCCCTCTAATCCACCCTCAGCATACGCTGCTGCTAATTGCCCGACCATATCGGTAGCAAGCTGAACTGTACCTCTAAGTGGCCCATTGACGTCCTGGTAAAGAGTAATGCCTAAATCTTCTAAACCCGATTTCATAATTGCCAGATCACCATTCAGGTTGTCAAGTTGTATTGCATACATGTCTTCGCAGGCACCTGCGCTGGCATCAATGTACCCGGTTAACTCATCAAAACGTTCTCCGCAACCCGCAAGCATTGCTTCCGCTGCTTTAAGGTCGGTTTTATTAAAGATCTCATTCATGATCTGGTCTTTGCCCTCGGCGGTCATACCGTCCATGGCCGTATTAAGATCACCGAAGACCTCATTTATGCCGCGCATATTGCCCTCAGCATCATATACTTCCACTCCTAGGTTTTTCATGAGTTTAGATGCACTCTCAGTTGGTGATCGCAAACTGAGGATCATGTTTCTTAACTTGGTACCACCTTCACTACCCTTCATACCAGAATCTGCTAATATACCTAGCGCAGCGTTTAGTTCTGTGGTACCACCTGCCATGTCTTTTGCTGTACCGCCAACAGTTAATATGGCTTCACCTAGTTGCGCCACTGATGTATTGGCTTTGCTGGCAGTCATGGCCATCTGATCTGCAAACATTGTTAAGTTACTTTCAGTAGCTTCTATTTGTAACGCAGCCATACTGTCCGTAACCATATCTGATGCTGATGCCAGATCCATTGCACCTGCCCCTGCAAGTCTTAGTACGGTTGGCAAAGCTGCTGCCGCTTTTTCAGCGTCGTAACCTGCAAGGGCTAAATAATTCAAGGCCTCCGATGCCTCTGTGGCAGTGAATGCGGTACTCCTACCACATTCTCTTGCGGCATCTTCCAGGGTTTGAAATGCTGCAGCACCCTCCGCTGTCGATTTATCAATCAGCATTGTTGCCGCAACCTGCGACATTCCCTGTTCAAACGTGCTGCCTACATTGATAGCCGCAAGCCCAAGCCCGGCAAGTGCAATCGCAGCAGCAGCGGACGCAGCAGCAATTGTTTTTGTGAGATTCTTTAGCCCTTTGCCTGCGGCTCCCAAGGAGGCGTTGAAAGAGGATTCCAGCTTTCCTGCAATTTTCACCGCTAACTCAAACTCTTTACCTCCGCTTGCCAATTTCTGCCACCTCCTCTGCTACCTCTAATAGATCAAAAACGGACAGGGCCATGAAATAATCCAGCCCTGTCCGCATTGACATTGATAATGCGATTGCTAATTTTCTAATTCCTTCTCCGTCGTTCGGACTCAGTCCGTACCGTAGAAAAAACCTGTCACCCTGTTTTTTACCTTTACCGCTTCCCTTGGGTGTAACCCCTTGAAAAACTCAATCGGCATACCGCTCGCCTTTGCCGCAATGATACAGGCATATTCCAAGCTCATTTCCGGCAAAAATGTGACACTGCCGGAACGATCTAAGACCTTATTGGCAGCAATCATATCCGCAGCCGTCAAAGCATCCAGGCCGCTAAGATCAATCTTTTCATATGTCTTATCCTCAAACTTATAGGGCTTATTGAATATGACCATATAAGGGTTATCAATAACTTCCCCATTCGTATCCACCACTTCTACTTCCATCTTCTTTTCCATTAGCACTGTTTCCTCACTTTCGCCAATAAGTCGACTCCGTTTACCTTGTAGACGGAGTTCAATTTATCCAGTTCCACCTTCTTGTTTCCGTCGATCTCAATCATGATATAGACCAACTCAATGGTAACTGACGCATCCATCTGACCACCGTTTTTGACTGTGCCAGGCTTGAACTTTTTCTGCCGTCCACGGATCACTACCCTCATGCCCTTGTAATCAATTTTTCCCGTGGACTTTACTGTATACTGTTCAGACGCACGCAAAGTCAAATCCAGTGTTTCTGTCGGATCCATCATGCTGAAAATATCATCTTCCAAGATCCGGAAGGTGACTTCCTGCTCCATGCTTCCAAACTGACCAATGATTGACGCTTCAATCTCCCCAAGAATCCCAGGGCCACTGATCTTTTCCGTGATGCTTTCAAAGTCTGGGAGCGAAACCTCCCCAGACAATCCAATCAAAGCATTTCCATTCCGGTATACATTAAAATTATTGATAACTTCAGGAATACCTGCTACTGCCATTTTTACTCACCTCCATTTAGTTCTCTTGCCAGCATATCCGGATCAAACTCCAGTGAGTTCAGGATGTCCTCTGCCGGTGTGTATGGTGCCAGGTACTGCCGAAACTGGATTTTACCGTCCAGAATATCACTGACCGAATTTTCTGCCTCGACATATTCCATTCGGGCACCGGCACATTTCCCCTGTGATACATAGCTGTTTCCACGTATGTTTTCAGCATCCACAATCGATTCGATCAGCCGGAAATTGGCCGGATTGTCTACCTTCTCCGCATAGGTCAGGATAAATGAATTTCTCCACCAGGAGAAGAAGCGACGGCAACAGAACCAGCGGTCTTTTGGATCCGTATTGCCTGGATAACAAGCCGTGTTATTTCCCCAGCTTCTCCATCCATTCATATTTATGGCTGTAACGATTCCCTGGCTATTTAACAGGTTTGCCTGTGTCTGGTCCAAAGAGACCTCGGTACCATCTGCCAGTACAGCTGCCGTGACATTTAAAAGTTTATTGGACGGAGACAGGTTCGGAATATCACCGTTTTTCACGTCTGTATATGCGACTAAAGCTCCAAATACCGCAGAGTAAGCGTACTGTTTAGAACCGATCAGTACCTGTGGCCACAACAGCACCGCATGCTCACTACTGCAGCCGCTTGTTACTTTTGCCGTGGCACAATCTATGTATTTAACTGCACCAGATGCTGAAGAGTCCAAGTCAATCAGGCATTCGCACTGGAAGAGGCCATTGATTTCCTTACACTTTGCCGCTAAAACGGCACTTACATTCTGTTTGTGGCTCCATCCGGGAGCCAGTAACAGACCTGGTGTCATGCCGAATTTCGGATATACAAATCGCAATGCTTCAATGCCCGTTTCTGCACCAGTACTCACATTATAGCCACCGATGATATCGGTTTCCGTCACCATAGCAGGATCGATGCTTGTACTGGATACACTTAATGTCGCTGCTGCTGCGCCGCCTCCACCTGCGAGCAGCGTAATAACAACATAGCCATAATCATTAAATGACGCGATATAGTCGATCCCGGAAACAAGTTCCGTGCTTGCGTTGGATACACTAAGAGTATTTAAAAGTATCCCTTCCACATCCACAACTGCCTGCATATTCGTCACTGTGACACTTGTTGATGTATTCACCTTCTTGTGCTTTGCCGGATCCAATACGTTAATAAATACAACCGGACCTACGCCAAATACGCGGAAAGACGCATCCATGCTTTGGCAAAGCGTATATTTTGTAAAATCGTCAGAATAGCCGAGCTGTTTCACTGCCTCTGCAAACGAATAGGCAATCACAGGTTTATTAACTGCAGCCTCCGGATCCTCCGCTAAATTGACCGGTGCTGTTCCAAATACTACCTGCAAACCGGCAGTCCCGGTAATGGGTGCTGCAACACTGGTGGCGTTCTCCAGCACCCTGATTCCATGATTGTATGCCATTACTTTTTCCCTCCTTATGCTCTGTATGAACTTACTCTTTTGTAAAGCTCATAGATAGCACCTGTTTTATTGTCAATCTCCTGATTTGCCCCCGTCAATCCCGATACTGGGATCAGCAGATTAGTAAATGCCGGCTCTTTTTCGATTGCCGTTCTCAGTTCCTTTGACGGACCGTTGTTAAAAATCATTCCATTTGTTGCTACTCCCATAATACTGGGCCCCACATAGACAAGCGCCTCCGTGACGGGACTCTTTTTCCGTGCAGATCTTACCGGAGCTGATTCTTCGGCTGTTGCCGCAGTCTCAACTTCGCCTGTCTCTTTCGCTGCTTTCTTTGTACTACTCATGCATATTTATCCTCCCCTCTTATGGCAGCTGTCTGCCATTGCATATGAATTGCTCCGAAATAGTATGGATATGTATCCTCATCCTGCAACGCCCAGTCAAATGGATCCTGAAATCGATAACGTTTAGCAAGTATCGGCTCCTTTTCGAAGCGCTCTTGAATTTTTTGGATGATATTCAAAACTTCTTTGTGTCCTTGATTCTCTGCGGAATCATCGAATACCCCTATCAGCAGTACCGTGTTGACTACCTGGGAAGATGTACTATTTGCAATGCTTCCCTCCTCTAACCGGACACAGATATAGGGCATCGGGTCCACATCGGTACCATCTTCAATAATGGGGAGAGCTTGACCATATATATTGATTGCAACTCGTTTTCCAGCCGGATTTAAGAATCGTTGCTTCTTAAATAGCAGTCGCAGCTCTTCTATCAAGTCCTCCTGAAAGTTTGATGCTGTCACCTCGACCCCCCTTTCAAAATTTTTGCAACCTGCTTGTTAATATTGTTCTGCAGATTGCTATAAATCTCAGGCTTAATAATGCCATATACCCGTTTCTGACTCCCGACCATCTTAGGAATTGAACTGCTCATTAGCTTTTTGATTGGCAATCTTCCAGATCCTTGTCTCTGGGCAACAGATGCATGGCCGCTCGAAAATTTCACAATGAAGGCCTTTAGGTTCCCCTTTTGAAGTGCCTTCATTCCGCTGCTCTTAAGTACCTTCGCACGAACCGGAGGGGCTCCCGGGACACTGGGCTGTACGCTGGCGGGTGATACCCTGAAATCTTTTAATTCCAGCTGCTTTCCTGTGATTTTGATGGTTGTTTCCAGATTTGCCCGTGTTGCATTCACCTGCTTCATTGCCTTGGTAAAACCACCGATTTTAACACTGTACGTTTCCTTTGCCTTTTTTGCAAGATCCCTTTTGGCATCCTTTCCAGTTGCATTCAAGGCGTTTTTCATAGCATCCGGGGCTTTAGATTTCATGTCACCTAAAGCCCTTTCAATTGTCTTCAATTGTTTCTGATCAAATTCAAATCTGAGGCCGCTTTCTGCCATTGCTTGTATTCTCCTCTAATGTGATGGAATAGATGCCCTCTTCGTCAATTGCATCCATAACGATGTAGCGTCGGTTGTCCAGGAGAATCGATGTGCCGACTGAAGGAAGCTGACCATATTCTGCGGCGGCAACATAGATTAGTTTCTGCTTTACATAAATACCATCCACGTTAATCGTCATTCTTTTTTCTCGTTCAATCGCTTCGTTCTCATCAATCGTGATTGACATTTCCTTTCCGTTGATGGTGTGACTGTCCGAGAATTCATCGTCGTTGAGGAAAGCTCCACGTACATCCGCTTGAATCAGCTGCTTAAACGTCCTTTTCTCCATTCTGGGTTACCTTTCTTCCCCTTCTTCCCCTGCCAATTGACTCTGTTTCTGGCTTTGGCTCCGGCTCTGGTTCCTGTTCCGGTTCTGGCTCTGGCTCAGGTTCCTGTTCCGGTTCCGGTTCCGGCTCCGGCTC